AAACACAAATGTCGCCGCTCAAACTACAAATGTAAATCAAGGTGGTAAAACAATTCAACTTAGAATGAATGGTCCGTCTGATACTAGTTCGGTTCGTGGTGCGATGGCACACGGATAAGATGTAGAACTAGCCCCGCTTCCCGCCGTTACTACGATACCGCCTGCCGCAACCGATACCTTTCCTCATTGAATGTCTAGAATCCCCATTCTAAACCAACCCTACTACTAAGTCTAAGTAGTATCTTTAAGAGCCAGACACGATAGCTCTATCCCGAATTTGTTGTGTAAGTATTATTTATAAAAATAAGTTACTTACTTTACTGGTCGTTAGCAAGTTTTTCAAAGTATGACATTGATTCGTCTTTACCTTCAGCGTTTCCTGTTGCCATAGGTTCAGATGATTCTGTCCAAGGTGAATCAGTAGCTGTTGCTACATCACCTGCTGAGTTATCATCAGCTATACTCTCTGCTGTTGCAGTAGATACTTCTCCACTAAGTCCTAGTGCTCTATCCAATTTCAATTTCATTTCATCATAATCCATGAATTGATCTGGTGCAATCAACTCTGCTAGAGAATGTTGTTTGTTATAGATAGTCTCTAGAGCTGAATCGTCTTCTGAGATCGGAGCGACTGCCGCGAACTCTGACTTATCATAGTTCCAATAACCATCTACTTTTCTGACTTTAAGTTTAAAGTCTGCACCTTCCCACATATCGAAAGGATTGATTGGATTTTCATCTTCGAACTGAGGTTGCATAACATCTTTAATTTTCTCAAAGATTTTTTTACCGAAACGATAAAGCATTATTTTACCTTCGTTCTCAGGATGAGTCGGATCTGAGACAACAAGAACATTCGCTACATAGTGTAGTCTTCGTTTTTGTTTTCTTGCTTGATCCTTTTGAGCTTCGTCACCACTATTCCAAAGAGTAGTGTTGTACTCACTAACTGGACATTTGTTGCCCAAAGTTGTTAAAGATTTCTCTATGAACCAACCACCAGGTCCTTGAAAACCATGGTCCCAATATTGGATCCAAGGTAATTCTTCACCATTGGCTGCTGGTAAGAAACGAAGGACTGCATAACCATTACCAGATTTATCTAGTTCAGGTTTCCAGAATCTATCATCTCCATAAGATTTCTTTTCGGAAGACTCTTTTTCAAGAGCCGTTTGAAGTTTGTCGAATCCGCCTCGACTGCGTTTTAATTCATTAAATGACATTTTATCTCCTTGTATTTAATTGTATTATTATATTATCCACATTATTCATTATATAAAACTATCGTATGATAACGGTTTTTTAATTCCGTCATTATATATAGTATAATTGACATCTTGAAATCTGTCAATCACTTTTTTTATCTGTGCTTCTTGAGTACCTAATAGTGAGTTAGGATCACTTGTACCAACCCTTAAGCGAGAAGTTTCTTTCTCTCTTTCATAGGCATTAGTACCAGCATAGCTTGACTTCCTGCAAAGAAGTTGACACTAAATCTAGGGTCTTCTTCTGTACCTTGCATGTTCGTTATTTTCCAATCAGGATCAACCCCGATAACATGAACTTCCATGATATCTGAAATATCATCTTGAAGTCCGAATATCCAAACATATTCTTTATTGTTTGGATTAGATTCTTTAATATTGAATCTTGGATCAAATTCATTTACTAATATATCTTGATATCCTATTGGTATACAATCATAGTCTGGAAAGATACACTTATGTTCTTTAGGATATTCATCACCACATATTTCTTTTAGTATTCTAGAATCACCTGATACAAGATAGTCAGGTGCATAGTCTCTAAACAAAGCATTACAACCGAATGTTGTACCGTCTAGTGTATCTAAATCTAAACCTTTTCTAGAAGGTCCATTACCGATTATATAAGCAATTTCTAAATTATCATTTTTATTATACTGTGGTAAATTATTAATCGGTTCTAATTCATCTTGTAGAATTTCTGATGGTGATCTTTGATCTAAATTCATATCTTCAAATGCTTTTGTAGAGTTTCAATTTCTGTCTTTTGACGCTCATTAGGTTCTTTTACTTTTAGTAAATTAGTTAAGGCTACTTGTCTTCTATTTTGTATATTTTTTTTCTTCATGCTATATGTCTCAATAGTAATTGTCTACGATGCTCTTCATTCATTATACATTCATACCAAACAGAAGATTCTTCCCATGGTTCACAAAACTCATAGAGCTCTTCAAGTTCTTCCATGTCTCTATCTATTTCAAGTTTTATTTCTTCGTCTAGTTCTTTATTTTCAATACAAAGATAAGAACCGTGTATATCATCATAACAAAGACCAGGTAATATAGCTTGAGTACTACAACCTGATATGTTTAGTAAGAACAGATAAACGATTAAACCAAGTATTATTATTCGTCCCATGTGTCCTTCATTATTTTTAACATTTTTCTTTGTTCCATTTCTATAAACCCACCAAGTTTTCTTAATTGTTTTTTCTTACTTGGCCAGATGAATTGTTCTTGTATAAGTTTATCGTAGTCTCTCATAATACCAAATACTAAATCGAAAGCTAAAAATGTTTCTGCTGATATTCTGTTACCAAGATATTCTTTAAGAATGTTTGAATGTTGACCTTCATGTACAATTAAGAGTTCATCTAGTTTTTCATACTTAGTATTTAAGTATCTACATTCTTCTTGTACTGAGTATGTCAATTTCTGTTTTCGTTTCTTAAACTCTTTATAATTGTCTTCACATTCTCTATCTAATAAATTTCTAACATAGTACTTTTGTTTAGATAAGTTCGCTACAAGAAAATCTCTAAGTTCATCTCTGTGCTCTCTAGCTAACTTAGCAAAATGATACTTATCACTTCTCTTTAAGAATGCTGATAATTTAGCTGGAACTTTTCCGTTATACTTGAAGAAATCATACGACTCACTATGAAAGTGATTGTTGATTGCTAAGTATAAACAGTAAGCATCAAATCCTTCTCGACTAGTCATTAATAATACTTAGGTCTACCTAGTGTGTTATTTCTTTCTTGATTAATCTGTTCTCTACGAATAGCTTCTTTCTTTTTTCTCTGTCTCTTTTGAGCAGGCTTCTCGTAGTATTCTCTTTTACGAACTTCTTGAATTGTACCAGCTCTCTCAACTTTCTTTTTAAATTGTCTGAGTAGTTGGTCAAAAGTTATTGGTCGTTTTTTCTTGTTGAAATTTTTCTTGAAGTGTTTTCTTTGATGATAAGATTTTTGTTTTTGTGGTCTCATATTATTCTATTGTATATTATTGTTTATTATTATATTGGTAATTTGGCGTTTGATTCTTCTTTAAGAAATCTCAAACTAACTGCTTCAGCTTTGATCTTCTCTTTTAACGGAGGAGTTATCAATCCTTTTACTGAGTCAGGTTCTAAATGGTTCTCTTGACAAAAATGTACTATGGCATCTATGTAAGATAAGTTTTTATCGATTACTAATTCTTCTACAGATGTAGTAAACTTCTTTTTTGTCAAAATCATATATTCATTATATCAGCTTTCGCTTATTTGTCAACTGGTGGATTGTTGTGTCCTATCATTGGATCATAATTCTGTATTGCTTTGTGTATAGCTTCTTCTGCTAGTACTGAACAATGTAATTTGATAGGTGGTAATTGAAGAGCTTCTGCTATGTCTTTATCTTTAATTTCTTTAGCTTGATCAATAGTTTTACCTTTCAACATTTCTACAAACATTGTACTTGAAGCTATTGCTGATCCACAACCATATGTTTTGAACTTGACATCTTCTATAACATCACCATTCATTTTCATATCTAACTTCATAACATCACCACAAGAGGGTGCACCTACCATCCCTGATATAACAGTATCATCATTAGGATCAAATCTTCCGACTGAATGTTTTTCTGGATTTTTGAGTACGCTTTCAAATCGTTCTACTACTTCTTTACTATATGCCATAATTTTTTTGTTAAATGTTTATCAATCTCATGAATACAAGGATATAAATGTTATAAATATGTGTTGTAAGTCAATGATGATTTACTATTATTTATAACACAGGATACTCCAATGAATGTAAGACAATCATGGAGTAGACACGGCGAAGAAGTAAAAGAATCTGCTTCTGCTTTAATGTACATGACTCTTGTTCTTTTCGGTTGTTTTTCACCGATTTTAATAATCATGTTCACGACATAAGTAGGTAGATTCATAATATAACTTAGGCACTACTCCTATAAACCATACTCGGTACGATACTTTTGTCGAAGGTCCATTAATGCATCAATATGATTACTTGGATCTTCGACAAATAGTTGAGGTTCACCTGTTTCTTCGACAGCGACGATTGTCACTATACGCTTTATCGGTATCTGATATCTTTCTTCAAACATCTTAGCGTATGCTGTCTCTTGCATGAAATAATTTTTAATCTTACTTGGAACTTTTCTTTTAGTTGAAGTTTTAAAATCGATTACTGATACTTCACCAGCGAAGTCTGCTATACAGTCAACTCTACCTGCCATCTCTAATTCATTAGAATATAGAGAACCTTCTAACATATAAATGTCTCCAAGTTTAGAAGTAATATCTCTTGTCTGATTAAACATCATTAAATCTAGAGGTGTCGCTTTAGCTAACTTCTCTGTTATATCAATGTTGTTAATAAAATCTTCTTGAAGATAGTGATATCTTGATCCACGACCAGCAGCTTGTTTAGCTATCTTATTCGCTTTCTCCTCACCAATAGACTTTCTCCATTTCTCAATCCAGAATCTATTCAGTAAACCTGTTACTGTAGTAACTGAAGGATAAGCTTTACCTTCCGGAGTTCTATAGTATCTTTGACCGTCTATTGTTTCAGTAGGTAAAGTGACGGACTCATAACCTTTTAAATGTGTAAACATATTACTTCTTTTTTATTTGTTGTGATTGTATCTTAGCGTGTTTCTCAACTACTTGTCTAGTCTTGACTTCTTTACCAGTTCTTCTAGTATGTTGTTTAGCGACTGCACTGTTTGGGTGTGCTTCTCCAACTTTCTGTAAGACTTCTTTGAAACCATGATTATCGACATTACCCGCCGACACAGTACCCGAAATTACACCAGCGACTTTTGTATGAACTTGTTTCATGTGAGGATTATCTTTTAGAAATTGTTCTTTACTAGAGATAGACATGAAGTGTTCTTCAACTTCATCTGTTTCTGTATTCATGAAATCATAAGTTGGCATTATTCTTTTAAAAACCTCTTGTCTGGTTTAAATCCTTTTGAGTCTGTAACATCTGGAATATTATCATTATGTTTTTGAATCAAACTTTCTTCTTTCTTCTTTACTGAATTTAATTCGAATTGAAGTTCTCTAAGTAACTGTTTAGTAGATTCTAATTCTTCATTAGTATCTTTCTGTTTATTCAGTTCACCTATTCTCTGATGTGCTGACGCTAATTGACCTTGTAATTCTTTTACATTATTCTGTAAAATTTTTATCTCGGCTTGTAATTGATAATGCTTATCGCTTCTTTCGCTCATGTCGTTTTTCCAAAAATAGTTTTAACACTTCTTGTTCTTCTTTCTTAAATGAGTCTAAAGATTTAGGACCCCATAGAGTTCCAAACCTAACACACTTATCTGCTGTATTACAATATGTATTCCAATCTTCATCACTCATTTGAGTCTTATGTTGATTATCATCTGTAAATTTAAATATTTCCTGTCCCAACTCTGTAAAGAATACTTCTGTTGGTGTAGGGTCGTAGTAACCTCGAGGTTTACCCTTATAAAGCTTTGAGGTGTCATTTATCGTTTTCATTATCTTCCTTGTTTTTCAATTTTGTCATTAAGTCAAGAACATTATCTGGATAATTTTGTTCTGACGATCCTTTCTCGCTTTCTTCTTCGGGTAATGATTCTACAAAATCACCAATAGCTGATAATCCTATAGTACCTATAGATCCTTCTTTATTAGTTAATAAATCATTCGCTATGTTACCAGATGGAGAAGTCATTATTATTTCATCTAATGCGTCTCCGTTTCTTATAAAGCTGTCAAGCATTAAAGCAAACTGTACAGCTATTTTATAATTCTCTTGATCGGGCCAAACCATTTCTCTATTGATAGATGTTTCATCTTCACAAAATATTAGTTCTATGTTCCCGTCTTCTCGTATCTTTATGAGAGCATCACCTGTCTCACAAGTATATTCAAATATCTTTTTCATCTTTATCTTTTTTGTTAAACATATCTTGAGCTCTTTTCTCGGCTCTGATATGAGCCATGAATTTATAGTAACCTGTATCATCTAAGAACTTCTTATCTCTTAGATATTTTAACATATAGGTAGAACCTTCGTTCTCACCTTTTTTCCAAGATGTGTACATACCTAGAGCGAATACTCCGAGTAGTAAAGCTGATTCAAATATTGTAAATGTCATTGTTTATCATTATATAAAAAGTGTACAGGTGGTTACAAGGTTTATCTTGTAATTTTCTGTAGTCTGTCGATTTGTTGTTGTATGATAGCCTTTCTGTTTGGCCAATAGATGTATTCTTTATCTTCATTCTTCATTAAGTTTTGAAGTAATGGTAGAATGAGTTTTTCACATTCTAATAATCTGTCTTTAAAGTCTAGTGTTTTCTTATCGTCTACCTGTGATAAGTTATCTTTATGATCGTCTAGTTCACCTAATGTCTTAGAGACTAGTTTAGATAGTAAGTCAACTTTAGAATCAAGTTCTTCTATCTGAGCTGAGTTAGCTTGACCGGCTGACGATTTAGCTACTGCTTCAAGTTTCTCAGCAACTTCTTTTCCAATACTAGCATCTTCACCAGTCTTGGTTTTTAGTTCGTCTTGATCTACAGCTGTAAATCCAAAATCGTTAATTTCAGTCATTTGTTTTTGGTACTCTTATTATTTTAATACCACGCCTTGTTAATTCGTTTCTTAATTTCTGTTTCACTTTAGGTTTTGTGTTATCTTTGTTTAGTTCTTCAAACATTGATTCTACAGACATTGACTTTACATAGTAATGTTCTGTAACAAATTTTCCTGTTTGTCTATCTCTTACGGTTGCTGATGGTTTAAATTTTATTGGCATGTATTATATTTATAATTAGAAGAAAGAGGGAAATGAATCCCTCTCACTCATTAGCTAATTAGTCAGAGGTATCACCTTCGTTATCGGCTTCAACTCTTGGAACATCAACTGCTTCTGGTGCAGTGACTTCTTCTTGTTGAGCTTTAACTTCGGCGATTAGTTTTTCTCTAACCTGTCCGACACCAGATAGTTCCTCACCTCTAAATGCTCCTCGCTGTGAGCAAACATCTATGATAGAAACAACACCGGCTAAGTCTTGGACTGTTATTACTTTCGCTTCCATTTTATACTCCCGTATATCATTACAATTATGAGACTATTGTCTCG